TTTATAGAGTAAGTTCCTTGTATCTGCAAATTAGCATTATCCAAAATTACATCATTGCCTGCTGGATCAAGTGTGAGGTCGCCATCGCAGAGTATCTGGTCGCCATTCACAGTAAGAGTGCCACTAAGAGTTAAATTGGTAAAAGTGGGGCTATCAGAACTTCCCAACCCTAATGTAGTTCTTGCTGTAGAAGCATCAGCATCATCTATTAAAGAACGCCCAAAAGAAGTCAAAGTCGTTAAATCCGCTGTTCCTGAACCTGTAAAATAAGGAAGTTTGTCTGCCGCAGAAGTCAATCCCGCCAAAGCGGTTAATTCTGCATCTAAAGGCTGAAAAATTTTTGTTTTAAGAGTATTTAAAGTAATTTTTTTAGTTTCCGAAGCAGAAATATCAACAATAGCCAGTAAATCTGTTGAATCAGGCGTTGTTAATTCTGTTAAGTTTGATATTTTTTTGTCTGCCATATTTATGGTTTTGTCTCTTTAGTAAAAGTTGTAATAATCGACCCAGAATCTTCTAATAAAATATAAGAATCATCTTCATTTAATAAATTATAATTATCTTCTTGTAAAAGAGTAAATATCCTTTCTTTATCATAAGTTGTTGTTGGTTTTTTTTCTTTTGTGTAAGATGTTGGCATATTAATCCCAAAGTTCAGTAGTTGTTTTTGTTCTTTGTTTTTCTAATGGGTTAATAAATCTTTCTTCCCTGCCAATATTTCTTGAAGTTAATTCTTTCAGCATTTCTTCTCGTCGTCTTTCAAATTTCGCTAAAAATTCACGATATTTATTCCACATTTCAAACCACGAAGCAATTTCTGTTGTTGCTCCATCAGCAATTAAATCGTGATATTCTTTTGGAATAACAGGCACATCAGAGCTTAATGTAAGGGCAGAAGGTCTGGCTATATAATAAATTTCACCACCATTAGCAACATCGGATTCTGGAGTAGGTTTAATCCTAAAATAATTATTTGTAACATCAACTATCGGATTTGAAGTTGAAATATCTTCCTCTTCAGCTTGTATATTTTCAACTAAAATAGGGTCATAAAAAGTTGCTACTTTGTAATCTGATTCGTCAGTCGGTGCTGAATAAGCCAATCTAATTTGCTTAACCTTCATACAATCTGTAGGTTGAGAGTATAAACTGGAATTCTGAACTAAATCAAATTTCGCTTTTTGCTCTTCAAAAAAATCTTGATTTATCTCAGCTAAATCAGCAGCCAATTTTAAATATATAACATTAAGTTGTTCATCTATCGCTGAGTTCGCTAAAGTAGTTGTAGAACTTATTTTAAGTTTTCTTCTAACTTGGTCCCTTAGAGTTTTAAGATTCATCAAACTATCTTGTCTTATTTAAATAAAAACCCAAAATTAACTTTTTTATTTTAATTTTGGGCTTCATTTTAATATTATTTTATATATTTTCTACAAACTCACACCATCTATCAATATGCTTTCTTATATCATAATTCTCTATTACATCATCAAAAGCATTTTTACCTATTTTTTTTCTTATTTTAGAGTTTTTAATCAACAATGTCAAGTATTTCTCCCACTCTTTATAGTTATCTGCCAAAAAACCTGTTTTCCCTTGTTTTACACAAGAAGAAAAATGATGAGTTGAATAAACCGCAGGAATTCTATTTATAGAATATTCCAAATATTTGCATTGCGACCTGCAATTGTTGAAAATGTTTTTACAAAGCGGAGCAATAGCAATATCCGCTTGTAAAGAAGCTAAAATATACGGCCAAATATTTGCTGGTGCTGGTAAAATTGGTTCTCTGTTCTCTGGCAAGTCATCAAAAAAATCTTTGCCATAAATAAATTGTGCCTGCAAATCAGTGCTTTTTGTCCCAGCTATTCCTGAATAAATGAATTGAACTTGCGGATATTTTTTAAGAATTCTCTTTAATACTGGTTTTATCCATAATAAATCTGGTTTATGAGATTTTGACCCTGCCCACAATAAACGAATTCTATCTGTAGTATTTGGATGATATTCTTTTAACCAATGCTCTAAATCGCAATAGTTGGGAAAAACCAAAGATTTTTTTGCCATCCATCCATACATTTTATTTAAAAGAGGAACTGTAGTTATAAATCCATCACACTTTCTTAATACCCTCCAAATCCGCCAAAACCATCTTATTTTTTTCCATCCTTCTGTTTCTTTATAAGCATAATGACCTTTAGGAACTATATGTATCAAATCATCGCATTCAAATATAACTTTCTTTCCTTTCTTTTTAACATAATCAATTAAATGAAATCCAAATATCATCTCAAATATTACTAAATCTGCCCACTCTATCTTCTGTAAAACATTTTTGGTATCGTGAGATTCAAAAATTACTTGATGTCCTCTTTTTTGCATTTCTTTTAACTGAGGAATCAAACGATAATAGCGAGAACCAGTATTATTGTGAAGACAGAAAACTTTCATTTTTTTATTTCTTTTTTACTTATTCTTTACCAAATAATCAATAATTTCATTTATCTTTCCCATTAACTGTTCAGGAGATGCTCTATAAGTCATATCAAATTTTTCAATTTTTTTAGTTTCTTTTTTTACTTCTTTAGCTTCCTTCTTTTTTCTAACCATACTTCTGTCATTTCCTGAGGAGCTAATTCGCTTATAAATTTGAATTGAGCTCCTTCAGGAATCTGACTTATTATATTTTGATAACATTCGCCTATTGGGTTTTTTGTCCCCTCTCGGGCATAGGCGTGCCCGTGACCTTTAATAATCTTAACATTTGGTATTTTTTCTTCAAACGACCAATTATATACATAAACCTGAAGTCCTTCCGGCACACTTCTTGGAAAATTCCTATCAATTGCCACAATATATCCCCTTTCTTTTAAAGCAACTAAAGAATCATAAGAATATTGCCAATAAGGCGCTTTAAATATTTTTTTATATTTTAATCCTACCTCTTTCCATAAATTCTCAATTGCGTCTAACATCTCATTGGCTTTGTTATAAGGACAATCAAATTCAAATGTTGTATGAGAAAAGCCGTGAATCGCTATTTCCATCCAATCATAGGAATTTACAATTTCTGCCCATTTTTGATATTTTTCTTTTGTAAAATGTTTCCAATTTTCTTTTAAAAAGAATTCTTTAGGAAAAGGAATTGTAAAACAAGTAATTTTAAAATTCTCATAATGTTGCTTTATTCTTAAAATATCCTCATTCCCAGGAAGCAGTAACCCATAATCGTCTATATCAAGCACAAAAACTGATTGAGATGTTTTAACTTGCATATTGTCTTATTAATTTATCCACAAATTTAATATTTTCATTTAGTATATTTTTATGCCAATGATGATATAAAATAAGCGAAGGAACTGACCAAACCAAATATCCTTTGAAATAAAGCCGGGCAATTATCTCTTGATCCTCACCTGCTTGTTTTCCTTTAGCTGCACAAAATTTTTCATTCCATCCTCCATATTTCCTTAATGCCTGTGTTGGTATTGTTAGGCCATTACCTGTAGCTATGTTCCAAGGTTCTTTTGGCAATAAAACAGGATCTTTTGGAATTACTTTTTTTCTTAATCTATAATCTAAATCAACCACTCTATCTCCCTCTATATTAATTCTTATTCCACAAATTAAAAAATCAGGATTAACCCATTCATTTAAAATTTCCAAATAATTTAATTCTGGAAAACTATCACCCATTATAAAAACGCAATAATCTCCTTTCGCTTTTTTAATTCCTTGATTCAAATTTTTTGATAAATTCCCAGTGTTTTTTCTCAATCTGTGATAATAAACCCCAGGAAAATAAAATCTTCTGAAAAATTTATCTGTTCCATCAGTTGAACCATCATCACACACGTGCCACTCAAATGACTTATAAGTTTGTCTTTTTAAACTTTCAATCAGTTTTAATAAATAATGTTTTTGATTGTATACTGCTGTTATTATTGAAAATTTCATAATATTTTATTCTTCAGTTAATTTTTTGTTCCTTTGCCATAAATCCAAATCCCATATTGACAAAAATACTGCGGGATTTTGTAATATCTTTCTAAAACCTCTCTTATATCATTTAATGTTCTAAAATCATATTTGTGCCATTTAGAAACTTCCAAGCTGTTTAATGGCACTGAAAAAACCAATTCTTCTCCCCTTAACTGACTTAAAAAGAAATCAGGTCTTTCTAAATGCTCTATTACTTCTAAAGCAATAGTAATTTCGTGGTCTGGCAATAAATCTTTTTCCAAATCCGCTTTTATAAACTGAACCTTTCCTCTTTTAAACGGATATTTTTTCGCATAATTTAGAGCATCTTCGTTATAATCTACTGCTATCACTTTTTTAGCCACTAAGGAATATAGATAAGTTCCCAATCCGCAACCACATCCTGCATCCAAAACAACTTTATCTTTGCAAAAATTCATTGCAAACAAATACCTTTCTAAATTAACTATTACTTCTTTAAATCCTGCTTGGGCAGGAATAAAAAATTCACTTGTCTCCTTCATACCTTCTTTTTCTTTCTTAATTCTTCTTGTTTTTTAAAGTATTCAGGATAACGCTGATGTTGTCTTTTTGTCCCTTCTTGATGATAAACTCTTAATTCTTCCACATAAAACAAAGAATATCCAATACTTCTAGCATATTGAGAAATGATATAATCTTTGTTTCCAACAATAAACTGGTCTTCTGGAAATCTAAAATCATCATAAACCTCTACAGGAGACGCCCAAACAATTCCTCCCAAAAACGGCACAATTCCCAAAACTCTATCATTGATTAAAACATAAGGCGAACCTTTCATTCTTCTTCTTAATACTCCTCCCGGCGAATCTTCCAATCCTTCTACATAAGGAGACAAAATAAGAGTGCGATTCCTTTCAAAAATCTCAATCATTACTTTTAACCAGTTAGGAGTCATAAACTCAGCATCATCATCTACTTTAATCAAAATTTGCGGTTTTATTTTTTCTTTAGCAATTTCAACTGCCTGATTCCAACCTATTGCTATTCCCTTATTTTTTTTATTTCTTTTAATGTAAATTTTTAGTGGTTTCATGTTGACATATTATGATATTGTTATTAAGATAGATTAATGAAAAGAAATATTTATTGTTTATTCATCATATTGATTATAACAAGGAAAACCACCATCCTAACAATCTAATCTGTCTTTGTAACTCCTGTCATTCTAAAACTAATTTTAATCGCCCTTATTGGCAATCTCGCCTTCAGCACCCTCAACAAACTCGACAGGAACTCCATTCTTCTTAGCCCATTTAACAAGCCATTCTATGCTTCCATCGTTACTAGCATTATCTATAACTATCCATTCAAAAGGATAGTTATTTGTTTTTATCATGCTTTGCAACATTTTCTGAAAATAATACTTCCTGCCTGCCGTTAGAGTAAAAATTGCTACTTTTAAAGGTTTTTTCTTACCTAAAATAGTTTTTGAAGCATAAATTTCACAATCAGCAGGGTTAAAATAAGTAGGCAAATACTTTCCTTCTTGGTCGTATTCAACCTTAAACTTATTAGAAATTGATTTTTTCTGCAGATAAACTTCGGTAATAATTATGGGAATGTGTAAAAATTTATATCCCCTTTTTTGAAGACGAAGCCATAAATTCCAATCTTTAAATTTGGGAATATTCTCATCAAATCCTCCTACTTCTAAAAGACATTCTTTTTTCACTCCTATTACTGACATTGCGATATAATTCATTTTTTGAAGTAATTTGGCACTGAAATCAACAGACCAACCAGGTTTCATTTTGCCTTTTTCTTCTATTAAATAATCCCCATAAACCACATCCGCTCCAGAGTGTTGAAGGTATTTAAAAAGAATTTTAAGAGCATCCGGTCTATAAACATCATCATCATCCAAAAAAGTTATAAAATCACCTGTAGCGTTTTTTATTCCCAAATTTTTAGGATAACTATCATATCCACAATTTTTTTTGGTCTTTAAATATTTAATTCGTTTGTCTTTGAAACTTTTAACTAATTTTTCTGTTCCATCAGTTGAACAATCGTCAACTATTATATATTCAAAATCCTCAAAAGATTGCCTTAAAACTGACTTAATTGTTTTCTTTAACAGCTTTTTACGATTATAAGTTGTTGTTATACAAGTTATTTTTGGCATAATTTTTACTTCGAGGAAGAGTCGAACTCTTCTAAAAGGCGGACAAGGACACCTTTGAAGAGCCGAATCTTCCCCAGAAGAGTCGACTACTCCTCGAAAGGGACGATTAACCACCTTGTCTAACTCCCCATCGCCCCAAAGGGTCTGCTTGAGTAAGAGAGGGCAGACTGACCTCCCGTTATTAGATTAGAATATTATTCAAGCGAACTTGAAGATTCTAATCTAATACCTCGTGAATTGCTCAAAACTTCAGTCGCTACTACAAATCTATAACCATAAGTGCAATAAGTTCCCAATTCAGAACCTTTTGCTGGCTCATTAATCACTACTTCCAAATCTCCTAATTCTGATTGACCAATAAAATCGGGGCCGAAAATCAAAGTTCTATAAACATCCACATTAGCAGAACCAGAATTTACCAGAACTGGAATAGTAGGAGCCAAAGCAAATCTCACACCCCAAATTCTTCCAACTTCACCCTCAATATCATATTTAACAGTATCTCTATACTTAACATAATCCTGCCAGTTGCTGTCGGATTGGAGATCATAGGCCACGTCAGGATGAACTAATCCGACATAGAACCCATCAGGCCATCGTGGAACAGAACTTAACTGAAGCAATCTTACTGCTTTCCTAATGTCTGTAATAGTAGCTGAACTGGCTGAAACAATGTTTGACCTATGACTTGCGCCACCAGCAAACATAACAGTTCCACCAGCTAAAGCCTTAGCTAATACAGCATCATCCAAAGTTTTAGCAGCATCTTTTGCCAAATCAGCAATAATTTGCTTCTTAGTTCCATCAATAGCAGTGTCCATAAACAATCGACTATTCTTTACCAAGTTTCCATATTCAGTCAAAGTTCCAGAAATTCTGGTTGCTGCAGTAGAACGAGTAGTAGGATCAGCGCCTTCAGTCAAAGTTCCACCCGACGGACTTACTTTTGAAACTCCTACCCACCAAACAACCTTCTTTTTTAATCTTTGCTTTTCAGCAAAGTTTGGACTATATCTTCACCCAAATCTTTGGGGTGTCCTGTTTATAGTCTCTGAGGACTTCCTTGCTGCTTTATATTCTTCATAAAATCGCTGGTCTATTTCTGTTTGCTTCTTATGTCCACCATTTATAAATCTTCCTTTTTCATCACGCACATATGTTAAATTTTCTTTCATCCGATAAAGGGTAAAATCTCTTACAATTTTTGCTAACTTCCTTTTTATCTGGCTCCGCAAATAAGGAAGAATAATATCAATAAACTTTACTCTCGCTTTCATCTGTTTAATCACAACACTATAACAAATCCTTCTATTTCTTTTTCTTCTATCGTCTGTCCTAATCCACATTTTAATTCCATTTTTTTTCAAAAATCTGATAAAAATTTCTATTAAATCAGGATCTGTGTTCGTAAACATTACCATTCCTTTATAATTCCACCATTTTTTATATTTATGTTTTGTGATTATGAAAGAACCTTCTCCTTCCATTAGCCCAGCAATATATGCAGTAAGGATTGCCTGCTGATTATCGATTGTTTCATCCATAAGATTATTGCCTAAGTAGCACTTATGGCTTTACGACTTCCCAGCAAATAGCAGGATTTATACAGGGCAAGGTTGTCTACTTACCCTGTCCCTTGGGGACTTTAGCAGTCTTTGTCAATCCTTTCATTGCTAACCAGTCATACAGATTTTCAATAAAGAAATCGTGCCAATATTGACGAAGAGCTTCTGAAGTCGTAGAGGTTGTACCTGTCGCCACAGTATTGCCTTGTCTTTATTATATTTTTATAATCGACCTTCTCTTTGGAGACGTTTAAGTATTTTCTCTCGCTTTTCTAAAGGCAATTTTCTCAATGCTTTAAGATCAAGCTCTGCAGGTTCACCCTCTCTTATTCCTTTTCCTGTTTCAGGAGTAGTAGAAATTTTTTCTACTCCTTCTTTTTCAGCCATTTTAATAATTATCTCTTCTAATTTAGGAGCCAATCGAGTTTCCCAAAGTTCCCAATAAGAAATTTTGGGATTAACTCTTCCTAAATCTCTCAATTCTTCTCTAAACGGTTCAACTTCAGGATTTTCTTTAATAAATCTATCAAGTTCTCTTTCTTCTTTGCTTAATAAGGTTTCTCGTTCTAATTCCCGAAATTTTTTTTCTAATTCAAACACTCTTTTCACTTCTGGCTTCTCTTCATCTAAAATCTTCATAAATTCTTCTTTCTCTCGTTCTATTTTTTCTCTTTCTTCTCTTTCTCTTTCCAGTTTTCTTTCCAAATCAGGAATAATTTCGTTTTTAATCCTTTGAACTTCTCGTGTAGAATCAGCAAATTTCTTTTTCCAATATTCTCCAGCCGTCTCCTCAGAGATTTCCTTGTCTTTTTTAGGCTCCGTTTCCTCTTCTTTGGGCTCTGTGGTTGGAAGGTTCTCCTTGTCAAGAGTTTCTTCGCCACCAGCTTCCTCAGAATTAGAAGTTTGGATTTCCTCTTTTTCCATTGTATTTTAAACCGTTCCGCTTATCACGGAGTTAGGTTATTGTTATTTTAATTTAATAATCGACCTTTAAGGTTGAACATTATGTCTTGCACAACATTTTCTATACGCCTCACCTGTTCCGTGTAAAATACGACAAGCACGATGCACTACTTTTGCTTTCTGTTCTGATGTTATTTTTGTTTTTGATTGTTCAACTCGACTTAAAGCATTCCGAGCGTGTGTTGCATCAGGCATTGGAAATCTATATTTTTTTCTGCCTCCTCTTGGTCCTGAAACTTTCTCAATAAAAGTAGCAGATTTCTTTCTAACAGAAGTTGCAATCGCTTTTCCTGCAGTTTTTCCTTTTCTTCTCATAAACCTTGCAGGTGATGGCTTTAAAGCTTTTCTGGCTTTTAATATATTTCGTTTTGCAGCTGCTAATTGAGCTTTAGTAGCCATTTTATTCCTTGTCCAATTTTTCTTCAATCTTTTCTATCTCTTGCACTTGGTCAATACAATCTTGAATGTCAGTTTTTAAAGATTCCAATATTTCAATTATCTTTTTTAAATTGCCGACCTTTTCATCATCTTCAAAATTAGCTGGGTTTTTGTAATATTCAATTTTTCTGTTTAAAAGAGGCTCAAAAAGCTTTTGCCACCCTTCACTATTCAAAAGGGATTCAGCCAATCTTGCTTGTTCTTTAAGTTCATTGATTGATTTTTTTATTTCTTCTTTTTTCATTTTCCTCTTAATGGTCTATTTCTTAATCCGCCTCTGTCTCCACCTCTTACACCTATTTTCCCTTTTGCTCTCCACTTGCTATAACAAATCGCAATAATCTGGTCTCTTGGTCTATTAGAATCTAAATGAGATAATGTTTCAACACATCTGGAAATAAAAGCATCTCTTTCTTCATTTGATTTTGGCGTTGGAACTGGCATATTACTCTGTATAATTTATAGTTATATTAACTACATTATTGACTTCTGCTGGTTTAGCTCTAACAATAAGAGCTTGACCAGATTTTAAAGTCAATTCGTCGACCATATTTATTGGAATTCCTTTTTCTAATTGAACCGAAGTAATCTTTTTTGTTTTACTTTCATCAACCTCTGGATGAGCGTGAAAAATTGCAGAGGTTTTAACTTTTTTACCAATAATATTACTCTTAACCTGTTCTGTAATATCTCTAACAGGTTTTTCTTCTCCTTCTCTCGGTTTTGGTATTTCCACCGCTTCTACTGGACAAGAAAGAATTGAAATTTCCATAGGAAAAGACACATCTGCCTCAATTTTAGAAATCTCAAAATTTTTCTTTGATTTGTTAATCATTGCTAAACAATTATATCCTGATATATCTAAAACTACTTGGCGATGATGCAAAATAAACATTATTTTTTCTTGTCCTTATTTTTATTTTTCTGCTCTTGTTCCTGAATTAATTCCAAAGCACCTAAAATTCTCTGATTTCTCTGGGTCAGTTGCTGGATTATTCGTTGATTTTTGTTAAATTCGTCCACTAATTGTTGTTTTTTTTGTTTTAAATCCATTTTAGTTTTTAAATATTTTTTAAAAGCGACCTTTTTATGTTCCTACTCCTAATAATGATAATGTTGGTGGAGCTGCTCCTCCCCCTGCTGTATAGGTGCAGTAGATGGAAACGTTAAAATCTAAATCTGAATCTGTTACTGTCCACGGATTTTCATCTCTAAGAGTTGTATAACTTCCTGATTCACTATACCAATGTTTTGTTGAGCCATCATCATACCCTAAAAAAGCATCATCAAGAGAATCAGGTCCTCCTATAGCGTTTAAAATATAAGTATCTTGTGATAAACTTTCATTATTTGTCGTAAAATCATACCAAGTATGTTGGTCGGTGATAGATAAAGAAGTTATTTCCTTTTTAGCAACTTCACCGTGACTATTACTACCCTCACTATCTTCATCATTCACAAAAGCAGTAACATCTATAGTTCCACTCTGTCCAGCCCATGTTGATATATCAACTGTAATTTTATCTAATGTTCCCGCTGCTGGACAATCATAATTTCCTCCCCTTCTATAACCCGTTCCACCATACAATATTGCCGTACCACTTGAACCTAATGTATCATACCCAAAAGTCGGGTCAACCTTTACAGGATAAACTGCTTTATTCAAGAAATTCTGGTCAATTTCTATTGTTAGAATTCCTTTTTTCTCATCTATGTTTAATTTTCCCCAAGTCCAGTTTCCATTGGCGTCTGTTATTTTCGGTCTGTAAATATGGAATGCCTTGCCTGCTCGGTAATTCTTGCCTTTCATCTTGGAATAATCGCCTGATTTACTTTCGTGGTAAACCGCATAAGAACCAACTACATTTTCGGGTCTGTGAATAATTACATTTCCGTCTTTATCATAGCAATCGGTTGCTGTGCATTTAACAACTTCTGGTTCGTGTTTTTCTTCGTTAAGCGGTGGCTGGTAGTAAAACTTCAATCCTTTCGTTTTAATCGTGAACTTTAACTTATTTGTGCTTGGCTTTTCTTTTAAGATAACCTCAAACTCATAACCGCCTTCTCTTAATTTTTCATTCGGTTCTATGTTGTAAAAGTGCAGTTCTTTTTTTCTTTTGATATACTTTAATTTTTTGCCGATTCTTCTAATAAGCGGTAATCTTTTCTCGTCGTCCACTAATCTGAATGAGGCATTACACTCATTTGACCACTTTAAAATCTTTATCTGTGGCTTAAAATCTGGCTGTTTGTCATCACCAATAACAACCTCAAGACGCTCTCGCCAGTCGTTCTTCTGAATGTGCTTCCAAGTTGTAGTGTTCAATTTAATCATACCTAAATCTCAATGTAGCAAAGATGCCCTGAAACCGCATTTGCCGCTGATAAGTTAAGAACTAATCCTTCACCGCTTGCCGTCTCAAACAATCCCACTGGGCTAAAAGGACAAGAAATACCGCCATTAGCCGCAAATTGCATATCTCCTGACAATGTAGTGCCGCCAGATGATTTCCATTGAACCGTTGTTGCCGCTCCACAAACCAAAGAATACTGCAAAACCCTTATTTTCTTACCTGTAACTGCTGAAACAATTGTATTATCCCCTGAACTTGCCACATCTATTTTGGCAAACTTTGGAGTTAAAGCGGTTGTTCCGTTCTGAATTGCGTCTGTCGCCAATTTAGCGGTAATTGTATCTTGGGTAGCAGCTAAATTCCTTACATCTAAATCAGTGGCTGAAACCGTAACCGAACCATCAACCGTAATTGAACCGCCGGCATCATCTATTGAAATCACATTGCCGCCGTCCTGAATTGAAACCGTATTCCCCACCGCAACTTCTAATTGATTAGAAGCGTTAACTGAAGCAACCTCTGTGCCATCTGTTATTTTTACCCTGCCAATCGTGTTGTCCCCTGCTGGAATGGCAGAAGCGATATCCACATCGCCTATATTATTTGTTCCAGCTGGTAAACTTTCCCCAAATTTAATATCGCCAATATAAGTGCCGTCTGTTGGAGAAGTTAGTTTTACCGCTTCGCCATCTAAAGTAACTTTAACATCATTTGTCTGCGTTCCAGCTGAAATATCGCCTATATTTACATTCCCGCTTATTGAAACCGAGCCGTCAACTGTTAAACTTCCGCCATTATCAGTTACAGGAATAGAAGAATTTTTAACATCAACTGGCAAAGGTGTTGAAGCAGAAACCGTTTTTAAAGTGTCAGAAGCGTCTTCCCATAAAATTGCTTTCCCAGTTATTGTTGCATCTGTATCGCCTTCTGTATATTCTGTTCCGCCACCGCCACCCGATAATACATCAACTTGTAAATGACCATCGGCATCAACCAAAGGAATATAATTCGTTCCAGAACCATCTTTGGCAGTATTTACCCATATTTGAACAGAATCTTGAGTTTTAATTAAATTCCTAATATCTAAATCTGTTGCAGTTACTGGTAAAGAACTGTTGGTAACATTCACATCTTTTGTCCCTGAATTATCCGCTTCTATCTGAACTGGCATATTCAAATTGCCAGAATAATAACCTACATCAGTCCAAGTATTAGCATTATCTCTAACTTGAGTTTGAGCAATCCCGCCTCCTGCTCCACCTGCCACCACATTAACTTTTAAATATCCGTTACTATCCAATTGCAATGGCTTAATAGTATCTGAATCTTCCGCCATTGCAACCGTGCCAGTAATAGTTGTATCTGTATCACCTTCGGTGTATTGAGTTCCCGATGTTCCTCCAGATAATACATCAACCTGAAGATGTCCATCTGAATCTACTAATAAATAATAATCATTTCCTGAACCGTCTTTTGCTGTATTTCCTCCTACTGGTAAAGGTAAAAGAGGGTTGCCGTTTTTGTCTGTTAAAAATCTTGGCGCAGTCCTTGAATATGTCATTATACATTACCTTCTGGCCTTGTCACCATAGGACTTATTGCTTTTTTTAAAATTGCCTCTTCTGTTAATCCCTCTTTTGTGGCTGGTTTTCTGGGAACTTCCCCTATTGTCATTGGTGGAATCATTGTTGGCGTTTCTGGAGTTTTACTTTCTTCAAAAAAATATTCTATATCCCCTTCTCCAGCGTTTTCCAACCATCTCTTATAAATCTTAACAGGTAAATCAGGATAACGAGCCAAAGTAGAAGCATCTTTCAAAACCACAGAAGCAAAATCTATTAATTGCTTTTGTTTTACTGCTCTTGGAACTAAAGTTGTTCTGTCAGCAGAAATTTTAATATCATATTTGCCTTTTATTTCTTCTGGTTTTACATCTATCCAAACTTCCTCTTTATCATTTTCTAAAACTTTTAAAGAAGGAATTTCTTTAACGTGAGCTAAGTTAATAGCTAAAATCATCTGCCCCAATTCTCCCATTGCCTCTTTAATATTCTGGTCCACTATATCTAACAAAGTTAAAACATTTTGGTGTCCTAATGCTGCCTCTGTAGCAAACTTTGCTCCAGGTATTCCTTTAAGCAAATTAACCACCATAGAGGCTTCCTGAAATTCTTTATCAAGTATTTCAAGCATTTTAATAGCAGAAGGTTTAATATCAGGAACTTCATCTGCCTTTAAGGCATCACTTAATGGAATTCCTGGCGGACATCTAACTGTTGTTATACCTCCTGGTCTTCTTATTGGAGCTTTAGGAAACAACGCTACTCCTTCCCGCTTCAACCAACCAGCATTATTAATAAGAGAAACATTATCAAAAATTTCATTCATCATATCATTAAACGCTTTCTGAATTTTAATTGTTGGTTCAATCGCTCCTATATCATAAGCTCTATTCGGAAGAGGATTAACTTTCATTCTTACTTTTACAAAAGGCATAAACGGCTTTCCATCAGCATCTTTGTAAGGATTATCAAATTCTCTTATTTTTTTCCATCCTACAGAAGTAGGAGCAATAGTAATACATTTTTCTTTTGTCCATCTTTCTAATAAAATAGTTTCATCATCTGAAGTAGAAGACAAAACTGTTTCATCATAAGAAGCAAAATCTCTTTCTTCTTCCATTTCTAAAAGAGCATTAGTGCTAATAACTAAATTTCTGGTCGCATTATATTTTTTATCTTCTTTAACGTCTTTAATTGATTTTTTAACAAGATGAATTACTGATGGACTATCTTGAATATCTCTATAAAAATAATCAAAAAATACACTTGGTAAATTAACTACCTCCATAAATGGTTCTTTTTTTTCTTCGTTCCATCCAACTTTCATTATTCCATTTCCAAATAAAATTGCCTGTTTTATCCAAGTAATAAGTTTTGAACGAGCTTTTAAAACTTTTCTCCATTGATATTCCATCCATTTTTTGACAATAATTGCTTTTTGAGTGTCTTCTTTTCCTTCTGCTTCTGCTGTTATTGTTTGATTTGGTCCTGCTAAAAAAGATGCTAATAATTCTACTGCTTCGTGAGTTTTAGGAATAAATAAATTAGCTAAAAAAGGATTTTTTGTAGTATCAATCCAAGAACAATACATTTTCCAACAATCAACCCAAACTCGTCTTCTCCCTCTGGAAGCTTCTAAATAATATGCTTTTTCATCCTTAATTTTCTTAACTAATTCTTCCTCTATTATCACTGTTTTTTTCTCTTCTTTTTTTTGAGGAAAATTAAGTATATTTGCCATTTAATAATTTGTCCTTAATCTGAATAATGAAATCTTGATTTTTGCCCTTGCTCATAATAATACTGTTCTTCCCTCTCAAATTCTGATAATTTTTTAACACTTGGGTGATAAATCGGTTTCTCTGTCCCCCATACTGCTAATGCCAAGCTCATAACTCTGTCATTTGTTAATCCTTCTGGCCAATCTATCTTTATTTCCCTTCCCTCTAATTGATATTGACAAGATTTTAGTTCATCTATCAATCCCGGCTCATTTGGAATTTTTATTTTATCTTGTTCCAATAATATAGCCAAATTTTCCAACAGCTGTCGCCGTTTTGTCTTGGTAAAAACAAAGGGCAAAACCATTAAACCTTGTCTGGTTAAATCCTCGTAAATAGGATCTCCTACTCCAGTGCTGTCTAATATCACATTGGCATTGTTAAATCTGCGTGCCATTGCCTCTATCTTGGCTTTTTGTAAGTTCCAATCCACCTGACTAAATCTTTCCTGATTGCCCACCCGAAAAGTATTTAAGTCAAAAGGAGTTAATACTGTCCAGTCCTGATATTTAGCTAAATCCACGCCAAGTTGAAAAGATTTTCCCTCTATTATTTCTATTTCTCCAGACCATAAATTCTGTTCTATCCTCTTGAAAACCTGCGATGCTCCAACCAAAAACTCACACATAAACTCTTGGCTATAAAAAGCTCCTGTCATCTCTCTTTTAGCTTGTTTTAACTCTTCCTCTGGTATTACTTTTGTGTCTTCTACAGTTTGAAAAAACCAATCCCAGTATTTTCCTTTGTTCTGTTTAGCATATTCAAACAATTTCCAAGCGTGATTTTGTCCTTGCGGCGTAAAAACAAAAGTCGCTGTTCCTTTGTTTTCTGTTAATACAGGCCTAATAATCTGTGTCCAGATTTCTTCTTTCATCTGGGCATATTCATCAAATACTACATCTATAGGATTAGTCCCTCTCCAAGAATCAGGTTTATCCGCTCCTCCTAAAAGCCATAAAGAACCATTTTTTAACTTTAAAGACATCTCAGTTTCATTTTTCTTAACTATCAAAACTTCAGGCCAGTGTTTCATCATCTCTCCATCCTGCCAAATTACCTTTTTCGCTTGAGTGTAAGTAGGTAAAAGATAAAGATACAGTCCTTTTCTGCTAACTGCTCTTGTTATCTGTTGGTTCAGCGCTACCTTTGTCTTGCCCGACCTCCTGTGCATCACCACCACCTTGTTTCTTGCTCTGCTTTGCAGAATAGGAAGTTGATACCATCTCGGCTGGAATTGATATGGTATTGTCAAGCTGACCATAGTTTATAACATTTATTTCTAATTCTCCTTCCATTTTATCCGGCTCTTTCCCATAAGTTCTCTCTGTTATATCTTTCCAGAAATTGTAATTACCTTTTAATCCTGATTTTATTCCTTGTTTCATTAGTTCAATATAAATTCTTTCTACTTTTTCTTTATCTTTTATTTCTAATTTCTCTGCTATCTCTTTTGCTGCTTGTTTAAAATCAGTAAAAAAATCCCTATACTTTCTGCCAGGACCAGGTTTAGTCCCCTTTACAAACCAACCTTTTTCATCTCGTTTATACCCGTGTTTGTCTATTTTAATTTTTCGGTTTTTTTGGTTTTTCTCCGCCATATAACATTTATTTTCCATTTCATTCCTCTCTAAATAAAAAACCCAAAACAACTTCATTTTGGGCTTAATTTTTATTTTAATATTTATTTTCTTATTTTAACAAAACCATAATCTTTGTCAAGTATTTACTCATTCCAATAAAGCAAACTTTTCAATTCTTTCAAATTCTGCCAAAACTTCTTAAAAGGATAATAATCAGTAGTAATATATTTTTTAATTTCATCTCTTAATTCTTTGGTATTTTCAAAATAAAATTCTATTCTTTTATGATTATGATAATATACAATTCTCCATTCTTTTATTTGAAATCCTTTTGTTTTAAGTATAGTTGCCAATAATAAATCAACTGTCTTAAAATATTCTAATGTTTTTTTTATATTTTCCTTTTCTCTGTTTTCCATTTCATCTTTTTATATTAAAGGTTTAGGAGTTAAGTTTATTCTTTTTTGAGCGATTTTAATATAATCTTTTTAATACATTTATTTCTATTATATCACCTTTTTTAATTTCTGGCAATTTCATTTTATGATTATTTTTCCAATTTCTTTCCGCATCTTTTTCTTTCCGCATCTTTTACAATAATACTTAGTGGTACAAATTTCTCCTTCAATATATTTGTATGTCATGCAATCAAATGTTTTTTCTTTTGAAATAACTTTTTTCTTGATTGCTTTATCTTTATAAATCAAACAACCACAAATATCGCATTCTACTATGTCTTCTTTATTTACTTTACGCTCATCTAATTCACCTAATTGACCAGACGGATAAAGCAAAGAACCATCTTTCTGTGTTGAAATATGTCCCACTTGTTTTTTAAATTTTTCAAACTCTTTTCTTAATTGTTTATCTTTAAACATTAATCTATTTTTTCATTTTATTTTATTAAGCGACCTTTTTCATTTTAATTCCTTTAAAACTTGATTTATAGAATCTTTTAATCTTTCTAATTTCCAACGAAGGGTTCTGTCGGGTTCTTTGATTTTTGGAGCTTGGTTTTTCTTTAACAATTTTAAAAATTGCCACATATCTATTACAGCATAACATTCAGGATTTGCTTCCGGTGAATGCGGGTCCCGGAATATCAATGCCCACTTATCAGGGTTATAATTTCCAATTCTTGCTTGCTCTTTGGCTTGCCTTATCCACTCTTGAATCTTGATAGTGTTTTGATTCTTATACTCTAATAAAAAATCTAAACTATTAAAGGAATCACCTTTAAATCTATTACCGCTTCCAGAGCCGGGAGTTCTTATAGCTCTTCCAAGACCTTCTGCTTCTATTTCTCTATTAACAAAATCCGCAAAACGCTTGCCTTTCTGTATTTTACTTTTTGATTTTTTGGCTATTTTCATAATCTTCTCTTAAAATCAAATTTACTCCTGTTAATTTTCTCCTAATACAAGCCGAGAGTGCTTGAATATACAATAGTACTTCATCTGTTCTCATCTCCCATTCTCCACTTCCTCCTTTATGGGCTGAAACTATTTTGTAATAAATATCATTGTTAAAAGTCGGATTTTCCACTATTCCAAATTCCATATAGGTATTTTTTGCTCCGTGAATGATAACAACTGGGATATATTTTTTCTTTTGTTTTATAGGTTTTCTTTTAGCCATTTTGCTTGGGTTTGGTAAATATCTTTTAAGGCTTGGTTATAGCCTTTTTTAAAACTTCTATTTAATTGGGTCTCAATGTTAAATTTTTCGTTCTTTACTTCTTCATCTTCATCTACCATTATTTCTATTATTGGTTTTATTTCTTCTATTTTTGTCTCCTCTGTAAAGCGTTGAAGGGTTTTGCTTAATAAATCCTCAAAAATAATATCAGTAACATCTATATACTCCA